CTAAGACCATCTAATGCACCCATTTTCATAAGTTCATACGCTTCTTTACCTGCTTGTGTTTGTAGAGCAAGTCTGCCTTTTACATATAAACCTTTACTATCTTCTCTGACCTCATCAAATACACCAATAGGCATATCTGTTTTGTGTTGATATAAAAGTTTTATTTGATTTGGTTTTTTTCTTTTTAAAGTTCGCATAAATGCGCCTTGTTCTATTACATCATTACCTAAATCTTTATTACCAAAGACCGAACCATATCCCTCAAAAACACCATAGTCTTTATCTTCTTCATCTTCTAGATGGCCACCTTTAAATGCTGTTTTATAATCTATAAACTCGTCGTCTTCTTTCTTTTTTGGTTTTTTCTTTTTAGGTTTTTTACCCATACCATATCCACTTAATTCTCTTCCAGTTAATCTTGTATAATCTGCGTGGCTTGAACATGGCATAAAAACTAAATTGCCATCATCATCGTGGGTATGTGTCCCACTACACCCAATCTCTTCTGCTCTTTCTAGTGCTTCTTCCTCTGTAGTAAAAACGTCTCTTCTGACTTCTTCTTTGCCTTCTAAGGTATCTTCCTTATATGAATCATAACTACTGTTACAGACTGCTGATCTTTGTCCTGAATCTGAATATTCATCAACCATAGTCTTATCTCCCATACATCTATCTAAAAATTCTTGCCTAGATTCTGTTGCTTTTGGTTTTGGTATAGGCATTTTTTCTATATATAGTAATACAATCGTTAGTCTAGCACAATATCTTGTTCATCTGCATAAACAATTACGCATCTACAATTTATAACATTTCTTGCTCCACCTCTTGGATCGCCAGGATATGACATTGGCGCACCACCAACAGAAAAATCTTCATCCATATCAACTGTTTGACCATTAGCAATAATATGTGCATCTCTTGTTCTTCCGTCATTTGTTGCTGACCACCTCTTAACCATCTTCATACCTAAATCATCTTTTAATGTTTTATGATAAGAAAAATCTGCGTAACTTGCCGCATTATGTGTCTCTGTTCTTGCAATAAGTGCTGATCTTGACACAGATAAGAAGTTAAATTTTTTAGAAACATTTCTTGTGATTTCTACTAATGTAAGATTTTCTGATCTGCCTTTTTCTATATACTCTGATATTTTTTTTGCAAGTCTTAATGAAATACCACTTAAAAGAAGTTGTCTAGAGTTAAAATATTGATTGACTAACCTTTCAAAATCAATACTTCTGCCAAAAACAAAAACCTCTTCTGCTTTTCTTAAAGAATCGTATTTACTCTCGTTTGTTTTATAAATTATTCTAAATATTTTTTCGTATTGTTCTAAAACTATTGGGAATAAATCTTCGTTTAATGTTCTTTGTGCAATCTCTGGATTATAAATACCTGTTTCTTTATACAGGAACATTTGCACATTAACGAATTTTCTTAATAATGATCTTAGTTTTCTATTAAAAGTTCTTTCTAAATTATTTCTAATTATTAGCTGTCTTCTTACTTCCGCAGAAGCTTTTACTCTTCCACGCCTAAAATTATTTAATCTTTTTTTATAAAGATTTTTTACTTGCTTGATAATGGGTGTCCTTTTGGAAATAGATCGTTATCGTGCTTACCTCCTTGATGTCTTCCTGTTCTTAGCGCAAAAAGGTAGCTGTTCACGCGTGCGTATGCCCAACGATCAGCACCTCCTTGCCTTCTAACTGCAGGACGTACCGAAGAAGGATTCGTATTAAATGCGCCAACTCCCCTACGAAAAACTGCTTCAAGAGTTCTTAATGTAACTCTTTTCTTTGGGTTCTTTCCATACTTTTCGTTATGTTCATCTACTTTCTTTTTAAGTGCTTCTTTTACTTTAGCTGATAAATTTTTTATTTCACTTTCATTTGTATGCTCAGAATTATCTAAAAGCATCCACCAATATTTATTAGCAAAATCTATATCTTCTTTTTTTCCTTCTAGTTTTTTTGTCAGTTCAAGAATTACATCTTTCATTGTTTGTTCGCCAAGATTTCCTATTACTCCCCATTTAATCTGTGCAACAATTCCTGCAACACTTCCGACTGTTGGTTCTTTTTCATTATCTCTAAATGCTTGGCCATCTCTAAAATGTCTTGCAGCCCAAGCTTCTCTTTCTTTTATCCAACTTAGAACAGCAGGTGTTTCAGAACCTTGTCTTGCTCTACTCCACAACATAAATGCTTCATTACCTCTAATATTCCCACCTGCTCTCCATATCTTTTTTGGTCCTTCGTCTTTCATTGCACTTGCAAAACTATAATCAAACTGTGGATAATTACTGTTCCTTAGTGATATTTTTTTATTATCTCCTGCTTTAGGAAAGTTAGTTAAATGTTCGTCTTTGTAGTCTTCCTCTAAAAAATCCTCGTATTCTTTTGCATCTTCTTCATTATCTGTAACTTCTGGTGTTGGAACTGCTTCTTCGTTAAGAGGAAATAATGTAGCTGAAATATAAAGACCGTCAGCGCCATCTATGGGCTCAAGACCTACAATCTGTCTTGCCTCGTTCCTTGTCATTATTCCTTCTCTTACTGCACTTGTTACATTCTCATAAATCTTTTTACGTCTTTCTGATAGTGCAGGAATAGAATCAATATCAAACTCAAGCTTAAGGTTTTCTCCAAACATAGGTACAAGCCATTCATTCAGATCACTAGCAATCTTTCTAAGGTGCGGAATAATTGTTTCTTCGTAAAGGGCAAGTCTTGCCTCTGCTACATTAGCATAAGTCTGCGCATCAGGAACACCTACAAGCTGAGAAGGAACTCCGAAACACATAGCTATATCAGTTGCACTCATGTGTTTTAATCTAGCAAAATCAAGGTCTTTAGGGCTTAGTCCCATTTCACGCCAGTCAAAATCTCCTTCTAACAGTAAAGGACGTCCTGCATTATTTGTTCCTTGAAATCTATTATTTAAATCTGTTAAAAGTTGCTGTCTTTGTGATTCTGTTAAATTGACGTCATATCCTGCATCATCTTTAGGTTTAAATATTACTGCTCCACTTGGTCTTGCTCCATTACCAAGGAGATTTACATTATGCTTATTTGACATATTAAATTGATCCACCTCAACTGCTGCAGCAGATAAAGGAGAACAACCATAGAAATCATCTAATGGGTTCCAAAGTTTTACATGTTTTAGTTCACTAAATCCATTCTCTTGATCTACTAGATATTCAGCTTTAACTTTGCCATTTATTGTATATTTATATTTTTCTGGGATAGCAGAAGAACCACCTTTAATTTCTATTCTATCTGGTCTAAGTTGGTGTAATTCCTGTGGTGTTCCCATATCACTTCCTACTTTTAGAATATAAGCATTACCACTAAGCAATAAATATCCATACAAACTATTAAAAAATTCTGAATAGCTTTGTAGTGGATTTGGTCTATTAAGTAATTGTATTAATGGGTGTTCCTCTAATATTTGTTCGCCATCTTTTATAATAAAAGGAACTGCAGATGCGCCCTTACTAATCTCATTTACACATCTATATACTATTGCATTTTTTAGATAACCTTCTTTTGCAAGGTCTTGATATTTATAGCTTTTTTGTTCTGACGTTCCAACACCGAAATAACCCATCATATTAGATTGCTTACTTTCTGCGCCTATGTTAAAAATTCTTTGAAAAATGTTTCTGTTATCTGCCATTAGCTAATTCTCCATTCAGCTCTGCCTGTTGACTTGCTTAGTTCTGTCAAACCCCATACTAAAGCATCTAGTCTGTCAGGTGAAGTGTTAGTTTCGCCTGTATAACTGCACATTTGCTGTTCTAACTCTGGAAAAACACCTAAATGTTTAACCCTATTTTGTTCATACAAACTTGAGATCGGTTCTGCTCTAAGAATTTTACCACGTGTTGCCCTTACACTTCTAAAGGGAACTCGTGTGTCAATATTCCTTATAAGTCGTTCCACAAGGTCTCCACCATTATTTGTTTCTGCAACTATATAATTGGCATCCCAATCATGATATAAGTTTACAGCAATTGTACCCCATTTTTCAGCACTATGTCTTCCAGAGCAATCTTCAAGCACATAAAAATTATTACTGTAATCTTTACCTACTACAATTATACCTGTCTCATCTGAGTTTTTATTAGATGTTACAGCAGGGTCAATAGCTACAATAATTTTACTAAGTTCTTTATCAGTCTCTTTACTTATACGAGTTCTTTCAATCATTTCTTGATTCCATAAAGCACCATCTATTGTTTCTATAACTTCTGCATAAAGTTCCTGTCTGCCTAGTGTAGTGCCTTCGTATTTATCTCTAAGCATTGTAAGTGCACTTTCTGCTAGGTTTTCTTCATTCTCAAAAGTTGATCCTGATGTAACCTGAACGTCATCTCTTTCTATTAGTTCTTTAATTATTTTTGTTGGTTTAGGTGTAGTAGTAATA